TTTAAGTTGTCTTCAAGTTTGCTTAGGTCTTGTTTGGCTAGAATTTTACTTGTATTTGTTTTTTGTTCACCTTTTTTTATACCTGACGAAGCTTCTACATCTGCTACTAAATCTTTTAAGGTTCCTAAAACTCCTTGAGCTACTAAAGTTTTATTTATATCTACAGTCTCATTGTATAGATCTATATTTTTTTTGCTCATAGGAAAAACATCTCCCATAAACAATCCTCTTCCAACGTTTTTAAACCATCTGTTACCTATAGGAGCAAGATTATTTGAATCTATTAAATTATATACGTCACCGCCTAATATAGGTGCTAACACGTCAACAACAAAATCTCTAACTTTATTAACACTTTTAGCAGCTTCCTTATAATTACCTGCATCAAAATACTCTAACTGTCCGCCGTATGCTTTTCTTATATCATTATGAACTTCACTAAACTTAATTCTAGGATCTACTTGTAGCTTTCTACTTATTTCTGCTATTTCTTTAGGTGTTTTACCTACTGCTTCAGCTGAAGAAGGAGACACATCTCTACCTAGTCTATCTGTTAAACCTTCTGCAAATGTAGTTTTTCTATTACCTCTAAGTCCACTTCTTACTTCTTTACCTGTTTTAGCACTTGTTATTTTTAAAGGAGGTAATAAATAATCAATAAGCTCTTTTGGTTTAAAATCTTTAAACTCATATACATTAACTCCTTGAGCTATATTTTCTGCATATACTTTTTCGTCTAAAATAGCGGCGTCAATTTCAGTCTGCTTAGTCAAACGCGTTGGAGGTTTAGTAAATATTCTATCTTCAGGTTTTGTTTGAGATTCTAATCTAACAAACCATTGTATAGGTAAAAGATCCTTCATCATAGGAGCCATTTTTTTAACTACAAAACTGTAGTTTTTTCCAGTTCCTAGTTTATCTTTTACTTTTTTAGTTAGTTTACCTCTAAAAAGTTCAGTAATAACAGATTTAAATTCTTTTTTAGATATATCTGGAATATCACTTTCGTATATTTCTAGTCCAGCTGTTTCAAACTCTTTTTTAATTTCTTTATCAAATACTTCTGGAAACTCTTTAGGTATTTTTGATTTAGGAGTTACTTTGTCTTTAGCTGTATTAACAGGAGTAGTGTCATCTTTAGCAGCTACCTGTTTTGCTTCTTCACTATCTATTCTGTCTTCTTGTTTCTTCTTCTCTGCTTCTTTAGCTAGCTTTTTTCTAGCGTCCATTGAGGCAAATCTAGTATCAGAAAATATTCTTTCACCAAAAGCTTCAGGACCTACTATACTGCCGTCTGCTCTAGTTTCTTCAGGGTTAAAATTAAACAACCTAAACAACGTGTTTTGTATCATCTCGTTGCCTTCTTCTGGACTAACCTGTTTAGATCTTATATAATTATTTATAGCTCCACCTGGCTTGTTTAACGCGTCTACAACTGGCTTTGCTTTTCTTTCATCTCTTATAAAGTTATCATACTTTTCTTTAGTATCTATATCTTCAGGTAGTAAGTTGTTAATGGCTTCAAGTAGAGTAGTTTCAGAAGAACTAACACTAGCTTCGCTAGCTGCAAGCTTAGAAGTTTGATCAGTTATTGGAATTACTTTTCCAGTTTCTAAATCTATATCTAATGCACCAGCTAATAGATCAGTATATTTACCAACTGTAACATCACCGTTTGTTAAAGCTTTACCAAGGCCAATAAACCAATTAACAATATCATCTTGTCCATTAAAAGGTATATTGTATTCTCCTTCACTAGCATTATTTAAACTTTTATTAAACAAAAAACCTAGTAAAGCAGGTACATTACCATTTTTATTCATTTTTATTTTGTCAGCTCCTACTAGTTCTATAAATGTAGCTATTACTTCTTCAGGATCGTACTTACCGTCTTTAAATAAATTAGCATTAACTTGTTTTGCGTACTCTAAAAGCTCTGCATGATCAGTCTCCATAAAAGAAACTAGTTGATCAGCAAAACCTTTGAAAGCTTGTGGGTTTCTTGTAATTAATTCTGCAGATGAATAGTGAGATATTTCGTGGCTTCCAGTATGGAACATACTATTTTTAACCATATTAGGTTTATAAGCAAACTCAAATTCATCTATAGTAAATCCATTTTGAGTTCCTTTTTCAAGCTTGCTTATTAAATTTTTCTTTTGATCTTCACTTAAAGTTTCACTAGAATTTATTATATTTTTAGCCTCTTCAAGTGTTCTTGCAACTTTTAGTTCTGGTCTTACTTTCTTATCTTTAGCTAATTGATCTTCTGCTATTTTATCATGATAAAGAAGTCTAGCTTCTTGTTCTATCTTTTCATTTGTCATGTTATCATTAGTAACACCAGATTCTTGTAGGTTTTGAGTGGCTTTACTAATATACTCCTTGTATTGTCTTTTAGCTTTTAAATCAAATATGCCAGCTCCTTTTAAAGCATACCAAGCATCTCCATAAGTTTTTGGATCTAAGTATTTTTCTTTAGCTTGGTCAATAGCTACATATTGCGCATTAACCTTATCAAGTAAATCTGTTTTTTGAGAAGCGGTTAAGTTGTTGTTTAGGTTTATTTCTTTAGCAGAAGACTTTAGTTTTACTAATTCATTAAGCATGAAATTATAATTAGCACTTCCAGCTGGATTTACACCTTTGTTTTTAAATAAATTATCTAGTGTTTTATAGTCAGACTTAACGTCTGTTTCTAAATTAATTTTAATATTAACGTTTTCTAGTATTTTATTCTTAAGCTCTTGAACCTTTTGCTTTGCAAACCTACCATCACTAGTGCCAGCTCTTAAAGTAGCGGCTTTCATGAATTTTTGTATGCTTTTAAAATAAGATTTATTCTGCTGTTCTATTTGGTTTATTTTCCAAGTGTTTTCATTTATGCTTTGTTTTAAGTTTCCACCTATGAAATCTTTAGTGGTTAAAGCATAGTATGTTGGGGACAGAGTGCTAACAGGACCAGTCATCAATATGCTTGTAGCTGCTATTTCGCCTAAGCCTTGAGTGCTAGGTCTTCCAGCTAGTAAATTTTGAACAACACCATTCACAACTTCAAAACCAGCATCTACAGAAGTATCTTTAATAATTCCAGGTACTTGAGCTCTTAAATAATCTTTACCTCCTTTAAAAAACTTTGATGTAGCATCACCGCCTAAACCAGAAACTAAACTCTTACCTTTATTAAGAATTTTCCAAGTAGGTAAACCTGCAAACAAAGCTTCAGAGCCACCTGATAATACAGCTCTCCACATTATTCCAAATTCATTGTAATCTTTTGTACCACTTATAACTTCTCTTCTAAAATCTAAATCAGTAGAACCAGTAGCAGAAGCACCCATGAATATAAGAGGCAAAGAAGCGCTACCACCGCTAAATAGCATGGTTGCATATTGAGGAACTTGAGTCCCTGCCATGTTAAAAAACCAACTTCCAAATTCAGCTGCAGTTTTAAACTTTCCAAATTCAGGAGGGGCATTGTAATAAGACCTTTGTTTATCTCCATAATCTTTAAAACCTAACATTAAATCTGTAAGAGGATCTTGCACTCCAGCTTTAGCTGATAAAGCGGTCATGGCCCATCCAAAAGGTGATAAGTATTTAACGCCTCCATACAATGCTGAGTTTAAAAAATCACCTGTTGATAGTGCAAAGTTTTGAAGATTAGCCTCTGTATCACTATAGTTTAACCTATATATATCCCATTTATCTTCAGCTTTTTCTGAAACATCAATAAGTTTACTTTGTGCTTCGTTGTTTTCTTTATACGCTTCAATTGAAGATAAAAAGTTAGTAGTCTCTAGCTTAGCGTTATCAAAAATCCACTTAGGTGCTAAAACTTTTTCACCATAATTAGTCTCTACTTCAACAATATCTTCTCCTTCTCTCATTTCTACTTCATATCCTGGAATATTTAAAATTGCTTGTGCAGTTTCTACATTATAAAAAGTAGTATTTTTTAATTTATTTTCAAGAGTTTTTTGAATATACTTAGTAGAAGCTATTTCGTTTTTAACTTTTTTGTTTACATTTATATTTGCTAATATAATTTTAGCTTGCTTATTTAAATCTTGATCTCCTAAGAAATCCATACCTATAGCTTTTTCAAAAACAGATTTTTCTTCTTCAATTAAATCTTGAGGTACTATTATTTCATTTACAGCTTTTCTACTTATAAATTCAGTAAAGTTTTTACCATCGTTTTCTTCACTCCATTTTTTAGTATCAAACAAAACTTTCTCACCATTTGATTTGTCATAATAAAACAGTGCTTCTTTGTTTTGTTTAGAATATTCTATTATTTGCTTTTCTTTTGGACTAGATGTTGGGCTAGCTTGATAAGTACTAGGTATCTCTGTGTAAGAATCAATTGGCATTTTTTGATCCATGAGCTTATTGGTAGTTTTCAAACTTTGCTCATAAGTAGGCATAGTAGAATAGTTTATTTCTCCTGACACACCTATTGGTTTACCATTTGAAGAAACAGTCTGTATAAAAGCATTAAAAGATGCTTGTTGAGCTTTTCTCTGCCTGTCTGGCGTAGTAACTTCTTCTTGCACTTTCATACCAGTGATAGTACCCATAGCCTGTCTACTATAAGCAGGAGTTTTTTTAACAGCAAACAATGACATGTCTACACTAAAGTCATTTAAATCAGAGACAGGGCTCGCAGAATACTCACTAGTAAAAGGTAATCTTTTTGATTCTACATTTAAACCTCCAGTTAAATCTCCATTTGCATCATACGCAGACTCAGACTGAGCTTTTAGTAAAAACTTATTGAGATCCTCTTTTCTTTTATTTGTTAAGTCTATGTCTTCATTAGTTGTGTTAGCGGCTAACCAACCAGCTAGTTCACTAGATTGACTTTTAGCTATAGCTTTTTTACCATCAGCAAACACATCAATAACATAAGATTCATCTGTCTTGGTATTAGTTATAGATATTTGGTTTTTTAAAGGATTATAAGGACTTACATCAAAAGTTTCTGGTAGTAAATTTTTTAATATTCTAGCAGCAGTATTATCGTCAAAATCGTTGAATATAGCTTGAGCAGGTCCAGAAAATTCATTATTCCAATAATCTACACGATTGTTAATATCAGATTTTTTAGTGGTTGTTTCTACAACAAGTTCAGGTAGTAAATTTTCTTTTCTAGACTCTACCATATATCCTTGACCCCAGTTCTTCCACTTGTTATATTGCTCTACGTAGTCTTCTACGCTGTCATAAGATGGCAATACGTTAGATGTTTTTTTATACTCTTTCCTTGTTTTGTTTTCGTTTCCTGGTATACTTACATATTCTTCGTATTTAAGTCTCTTAGGAGCTACGTATGTTTGATATATACTATCATAATTGTGTATACCTAATAGCTCACCATCTTTATTGTATCTAAAGTATAATTTCTTTTCAAAATCTATAAGATCTTGTTTGCCTTTCTCTGTGTCTACTAATAGCTGGTCTAGTTGTTTTCTAGATTCTTCACCTAAAAAAGAGTTGTATCTTTCAACGTAGTCATTTAACTTGTCTTTACTATATGTAGTGTTTATGTTTTCTATTTCTTTTTTGTATTTTTCAACAGCGCTATTATAAGCGTCTCTTTCTAAAAGATTAAAATTAAGGTATTCTGTACCGTCTTCATTTACAGCTTTATATTTGTCTATGCCTTCTGAAAAGTACTTGTCTAATTCATTTTTAAAGTTTTGATCTGCTTTTAAAACATCTGCGTCTACAGCTTTTTGAATGTTTTTATACTTGACGTTGTATTCTTTTTCAAAAGCTTTTTCAAGTTCTTTAGTATTGGTAGCTTCAGGATATATTAAATTATCAACTTTAGGCTTTTCCTCTACTTTTACAGGTTCAACTTTTTTATTCTTTTCTAATTCCAATGAAGTATCTTCCGGCTTGGAAACCCCATCGCTTTTTATCTCTGTCGCAGCTGGGGCAATCTCGACAGGCGCAGGCTTTTCCACTTCAACTTCCTTTCCTAAGTCAAGAGGTTCTAATACATCGTCTTCTTTCTCATTTATAATTTCTATTTGAGGGTTTTTAGATATTAACTCATCTAAAGTGTAGCCTTTTACACCAGCTACTTCGCTCATTTGGTCTTCAGTATAATCTGTTCCTTTAAATCTATAATTCATATTACGCAAATTGGTCAGCTATTTCTATTACATTAAATTGTTCTTCATCACCTTTTTTAACTTCTGATGTTTCATCAATAGGTGTTTCAGTATTTATTTTTTTTATTGCCTTTTCGTGAACTGATTTTTTTGTTCCTCTAGCATTTTTAACTTCGTTTATTAAAGAAGGAAAATCGGTTACGTTTAGTTCTAGATAAGTATTATTATTACCTATGTCTACATATAATTTACTAGGGTCTGCTTGCATTACAGGATTACCGTTTTCGTCTAAAAGTTTGTAATTATTATCTTTAACAAGCTGTGTATTCATATCAGCTCCAGATCTGTAAGTTTTTTTATTACTTGTGTCTAAATCAGTTAACATAGCTGCAGCTCCTCTAAAACCATTGTTTGATAAAGTTTTGTAATTATCTCTTATATCCTGATAACCATATTCAGCTTTGTTATTATTATCTAATGAATTTTTAGATTTAAAATACTTTTCAGATATTTCAGCATCTAATAGTAAACCTTCTGTCAATATAGCAGTAGATTCTTGTTCTTGTTCATTGTTGTATTCTTTATTGGTTATATTGTAGCTAGTTATGTTAGTTTCGTTAGCGTACTCTCTTTTGATGTTTTCCGTTAATAAAGTAGCTAATCTTTTCTTTTGCTCATCACTATTGTTCCAGACCCTCATCTCTTCACTACCATCTGGACCACCTGACATTTGCCAAAAGTTTTGTGCGTAATTGTATCCAGGTATTTTGCCTTCAACATTGTTCATACCACCGTTGTACACAAAGTCAGTTATTGATGCTTCTAAGTTAGCGTTAGCGTTATCAAAGCTTTGTACAGTCTCTCTAATAGTAACTTTTCTATCTCCTTGATTTTGAGTAGACGTATTAATACTTTTATCTGATAACTTTTTATAAGCATTCTTATTTTGATCCCATATTTTTTTAATTGCTTTATTGTACGGCTCACCATTTGTAGTGCCTATTAAGCCACCGCCATCTTCAACTAACTTTTTATATTCATCATAACCTATTTTAAGTGTCTCACCATTTTCTGCTGTATATAGTATATATGAAGATCCTGAAAACTGACCTTGCTTAGTAGGTTGATTACCTACTGATTCATAAGAAAATCTACCTTGTTTAGTTCCGAATATAATGTGTTTGCTAACTTCTGCTCTTAACTCAAAGTTAGGGGCTCCATCATCTAGTAATATTCCATTTATACCTCTTTCAGGTTTGAGTAATTCGCCATTCAAGTTGTAAGCAGAAGCGTTATTTTCTGTTGTCTTGTTAAGTAGACTTACTAAAACAGGAGCTTCATCTAAAACTTGCTCTATTAATCCTACAGTAAACTCATACTCAGCACTGTTTGGCTCGTGTTGTGCAAGCTGCTTGTATAAATAATTTAAATCTTCTTCTATACCAAATTGTATGCCACCAAAATCGTCTTCGTTAATATCAAAACTCATTACATCAATACCAGTTTCTTCATCTAGTTTAAGTAACTCTTCTCTAATTTTTTTTTGCTCTTCTTTATCAGTTGTATTTTTACTTTTCTCTCTTAATTCTTGAGCTTTTACTACATTTGATCTTTTAACTTTTACAATGTTACCATTTATTCTTATGTTTGAGTAGCCTTCTTCTTCACCAACAACCGCGCCTTCTACTGAATGAACTACGTTTATTCCAGCATCTCTTTCTTCTCCTTTTAGGCGGTTAAGATCTTTTTGTCTTTTTAAGTCTAGTTTTGATCTCTCTATTCTTTGTTTTTCTAAAAGTTTTTGATCTTCTATAGCTTGTAATCTATTAGCTTTTAATTTATTAGCTATATCTGTTTCTATTTGAGCAAAACCTTTATTTATGTTCGAATGTGTTTCGTCTAGCACTTGACTAGGTTGTGTGTATGATCCCATAATTAATTATTTAAATTATACTTTTATCCAAAAGTACCTGCAGGCGCCATGCCAAAAGATGTTAAACTACTAGCTGCACCTGAGAAAGCATTAACTGTGTCTGCTCTATATTGCATTTCTTGAGCTTTTTCATTATCGTACAACGCTTGAGCTCTATTTAACTGCTGCTCATCTCTTGCGTTTTGTTCTTTATACATAAATTCTTTTCCAGCAGCATCTAAACCTTGCATTCTTATTTTTTCATTCATTATTTGGTTTTGCAAATTAGCCTCTCCATCTGCTCTTAATTTATTGTTAGCAGCTTCTTGCTTCTGTATATCAGCTGAAATATTTCTTTTACTTTTAGAAGCGGCTTGAGCTAAAGCAGTTGCCCCACCAGATCCAAAACCACCAGCTCTTACAGCATCTAAAGTATTAGCTAGAGCAATATCAGCTTCTTCAGCTTCCATCTGTGCCGATTGAGTAGCAACGCCTATATTTGCATAAGGATTAGAAAGCATACTTGACATGTCCTTAGCATTTTCATAAGGGTTTATAATAGGTGTTCTATTATTTTCTAATGTAGTTATGTTATCTGCTAAAGTTTTAGCGTCGTTTTTTGCTTGATTAGCTTTTCCATTTGCTATAATACCGTTGGTTAACTGAGCACCGACCGCTATTATAGGGATTATTAAAGGTATTGGCATAGTATTTTTTTAAATTATTTATTTTATATTTAAGAAGATTTTACAAAATTAGCACTTACAGAAAACAATTCTTTCATGCCCCCAGGCTCTGTAACATTATCTACAGCAAACTTTGTTTCAGTAAAAAATCCTTTAATACCTGACATTTGATTGCCAAATATAACCTCTCCAGGTCTAGCTACACTGTTATTCACTATGTTTGCAACGTATTTATTTTCTTTTCTATCAAAACCAGCTTGGCCAAACGGGTGAACAACTGCTGAAGTGCCAGTGTTTACTGGATTATTTAATTCGTACCTTCCTTCTAAGTAGCTTTTAACACTATTTACAACGTCTTGATTTTCACTGAAAGATGAATTAAAATAATTCATACCTTCAAAATCTGATTTTATTGAAGAAACTTGCCATCCTGAAGATCCTTCGTAAGAAACTGTTTTAAAAGTTTTGCTTATACTAGGCGATGCATTAAATAAAAATGTTATATTAGATTCTGCAATATCATGAGTGTAAAACTTACCTCTATTATTAGCCACACTTTGATCATAATGGTAATATATACCTGATTCATAAGTAGATATAAAAACATTACGTAAACTATCCATCCATGTAGGTTTAAAACTGTAAAAACTAACCCAACCTTTAACAGTCTCATCATATGAAAGAGTTTTATAAGTATTAGTAGAGTCGTTTAATTGACCATCACCTGATATAGTAGTAGTAGAATCTGATATTAAAGCAGAATTAACTTGCATAGACATAGTGTAATTGCCATTGTGAATGTCATATCCTCCGTAAATCTTAGATTTATAATTGTTTTGTAGATAAACATATTGCCAACCTCCAGTATTAGGAACAAGAGAAAGAGTAAGTTCTGCTTTTACACCACCACCGTTAACGCTTATTATGTCTCCAGCAACATAGCCGTTTGCAAATTCTCCATTTATAACACTACCATCTCCATTAGTTGCGGTTGCAGTTACAATAGCGCCACTTCCACTACCTGTTATAGTTGTTGTTGTGTATGAAGTGCCTATTATGTAGCCAGTACCAGGAGTAGTCAAATTCCATACATAATTATATGTAGTAACTGGAGTTGGGTCTATATTAGCTAAGTTGTTACCGCTAGATAAAGTTATTCCATTAGTAGCGCAGTCTATAGATGTAACGTATATTGGCTCATTAGTATTAGTGTTTATTAATTCTATAGAAGTTCCAGGGTTACTTGGATCATCTAGAGATAATATAGAGCCAGGATTAACGTCACAACAATCAATATTTTTCAATAGGACTTCGAATAAATCAGGGCTCAAAGGATTTGGTGGTATTTCTATTTCTATTTTAATACTACCTGAATTATCTTTAGTATTATAAACAAGAAATTGATCATTTAAATTATTTAAAGAGTCTCTAAAAAAGTCTCTCATTCCGTAATTAGATATTTCAGTGTGACCGTCAAGAGATAATCTTAATACAGCTCCTTTATCTTTGTCTACAAAATATCTTCTATTAGCATAAGAAGCAAAAGACTCTGGACTTCTACCTATACCATACATGCCGGCATAAGGATCTACCTGACCTAAAACTCTATTATTATCAACTGAACCTTCTAAGTTGTTATAAGATTGGTTTTTGTTGACTAATATCTTGCTTGTTTTTAATTCTTGAAAAACTAATAAATTTGTTTCTGCAGAGTAAAGTTTTTGTATATCACCAAAAGCTGGGTCTAAAGATCTGGTTATAGGCTCAGCATTTGAAAAGACGTTAGTTTGATTAAAGTTACTCTTAGAGTTAAATATCCCAGAATAAATTAAATAATTACCCTTAAATGAGCCTAATTTGTTGTCATCTACTAAATAAGCTCTAACACCATAGTCTATTGAAGTATTATTATAACCACCTTTTATTCTAGACTCTTCTATAAACCACATTCTGCTAGAAGCTGGATATGTAGTATTATAACTCCCTGCAGTAGATGGAGCTGTTTTTGTTTGCGAGCCAAACGGATATACTGGATAATTAGTATTAGGATAATTAGCGCTTCCATCAAACCAAGGTAAACCTGGCCATTGAGGAACATTTGGAGCATAATCACTATCTTTAACGCTTTTAGCCCAGAAACTATTATAATATGCTATGTTAATTTTCATAATATTTAACTTACTGTTACAGTGAATTCAACTTTATCTTGATACTGTGTTAGGTTAGGAAATGGCCTGTCATTTAACTCTATTGCTATTGAAAAAGGTCCAGCAGCAGCTTGTAATGCAGTTATAGTATTTAAATTTAAACTGCAAGATCCTTGAACACCTGTTCCAGTTGCTAAGTTAAAGTAATTAACTTGATTCCCAGAGGCATCTTCTTGTTTTGATATTCTCCAGTTTAAATCTTTAGTTTTATCTAAAGGTCCAGCCGCGCCATTAACCCCAGTAGGACTTACCACTACACCACCAATTAAACCTATCGTAAAGTTACTTCCACCTGCTGGAGAATTTATAACTGCAGGTAGGTTTTTAATACCTTCATTAAAACTTATACTAGCAAAAGCTCCAGTAGAAGTAGTAACTTCGAAATTGAAACTTCTAAATCTATTGCTAGGATCAGAGTATAGAAACTTATTAGTCTCAAGATTTAAATTAGGATTTGTTCCTGTTAATGTCCAATTAGATATTTCATTGTTACCAAGCTCATCGAATACAGCAACTAAGTTTACTGTTGAAACAGGTAATGCAGATCCTACACTATTTACAACTTGAAAAGGTACAAAAGCGCTTCCAGATATAGAACTGCCTTCGTTTTTAGTCATGTATGGTAAATCAAAATTAGGTCCTAGAGCTGTGTTATCAGCCATACTAAAAGGAATACCAGAAGTAAGACCTGGTGCTATTATTAGTTCGTTAAAAATCTGTATGGGAAAAGAAGAAGAAGTTTCCCAGTATATATCTAAAGAAGATTCTACAGGAGTAGTTTCATAAACAGCTAACGCTGGTATCATATTCTCAGCTTCAACTCCAGGATTATTATCTATGTTAGTAGATTGAATCTTCATTATTAATGGACTACTCGTAGCGTCTAAGAAATTATCTTTTGCTAAAGATGGTTCAGTAGAAATTTCATTTGTATTTATAGGATTAGGATCTATTTCATACAAGCCTAAGTCAGTTCCTTTGCCTATCAATACTACGCCATCAGGACCACTTATTGTATTTGATGTACTATCAATAGGAAAATATTGACTACTTGAAGTGCTAGAAGCAAAGGTATTTTTATAAAAATTGTTGACTCTTAAGTACATCTCTACTGCAGAATTGTCTTTATCAACTAAATTTAATCTACTCTGTAACCTATTTCTTTCTTTTAATATTTTTATTATTTTCTCGTCTTGAATAGAATCTTTATCTAGCGTGTTTGGATCTATGTCTTGTAAATCTGCATTGCCTAACTGAGTTTTTATATAGTTTAAATCACTTTGTAAAGAATTAGGTTTAGATGTACTAAATATTTGTTGTTCAGGACCTACTTCTATTAAACTTCTAGGAACTTTGTTTATATTGTCGCTCTGTAAAACACTGTGCAAATAAGGACTACTAAGATTAGACTCTAGTGTGTTAGGGTTTGAAATACCTCTAAGTAAGCCGGGTAGGTAAACATTGTAATACTCTTGTTGAGATTGTTTGACAACAAATTTTAAACTATACCATCCTGTAGAATTTTCATATCCTAGTGCTGTTTTATCCACTGCTTCTGTACCGTAAAACAAGCCTGGATAATTTAATTGATCTATAGAATCAGGTATTAACTCATCAAATTCAATAGCTAAACTATCACCTGGCCAAGTTTTCATGTTTCCACTTGATATGTAATTTTCATTTTTATATGGGTTGTAAACTGTAGAACCACTTTTATTTGTAACCGCCTGCACATCGTACTCTGATAATACCACGTTAGACTGTCTTCCGTATCTATCTGCTAACACCACTCCTACTTGGTAAGTTCTATTTTGTTTTAAGTTGTGATTTTGATATTCTTTTCTATAATCAGTATTCATAAAATTAAGAATATTAGAACTACCGCCACTTACAACTACTTGTTCTGACTTGTTTTCTATAGAAGCATTATACTTTATAGAAGAAGGTTCTGTTCCTTTATCTAAATAACCTCCATAAACAACTCTGTTAGATATAATTTCTTGAGAAATAGCTCTTAAAGGTGTTATATCAGAGACTCTAACTATTTCTTTAGAGTTTAAAACTTTATAAGGTTTTTTGCCTTCATAAATGTAAGAAATATACTGAAGACTATTTGTTGAAAAAACACTTTGAGGAATTGTGTCTATTACTTTTATTACTTCGCCTTGTGCTTCTTTATATAGAATATCAACTTCAGTTATTTTAAACAAATCAAAAACAGTGTTCCAACTAGCGTTATTACCAAAAGCATTACTCATAGCTTGATCTTGAAATATTGTAGCTGGAGACGGTATGTCTAATTGAATTCTATTAACTTTATTTCTCATTAAGTTTAAATCAGTAGACTTATAAGCTACTTCTTCGTCTGAATTAATGAAAAAACCATCCTGCTCAGGTATAAAAGCTATTTGAGTAAAAGGAGCTAATAAAGAATATTCTCCATCATCAAACTTAAATCTGTAACTAAATCTTATAAACCTGTCTTTCATGTATTCTTCATCTCCTTCATACGTAATGTCTTTTTCAGGATTAGGAGCGGAGGTAACGTTAATAGTAAACGTAGCAAACACACCGGAAAAATCAATTTCTAAAACTTCTAATTCAGCTTCTTCTGCTCCAAGTGATCCTGAAGGAAGCGGAACTTTTAAAATGTCACCTACTTTTTTTCCACTACCAGGAGTCGCTGCATCTATCGTGACTAATGATCTATTATTTTCATCAACACTTGTTCCATAAATAAAACCTTCTCTTTGGCCCCAACTTACTTTTGTTCCTGGGCCAGGACCAGAGACAAATGTAGAAGCACTAGGATCTGGACTAGTAGCATAACCTTTTCCATTTTTTCCTTCAACTATAGCTATTTTAGTAGGTTCTCCAGGGCTTACAAATTCGCTAATTATTGTTATAGTATCTCCATTAGTATAGCCTTTTCCAGGATTGTTTATACTTATACTAGTAAAAACACCTGAACCATTTGTTACACCATCAACCGTGAGTCCAGTTCCAGTACCTCCACTAGTTGGTATATTAGTCAAAGTAGCACTAAATTGATAATCAGAACCTGGGTTAACTACTGTTAGTGATGTAACTTTAGGCCAACCTGGTAAATTTTTTGAAACAACATCATTCATTAAAGACTTGTAATTGTTACCGCCAGTAACAGCAGCTGCATCAGTCTTATTCAACATAGATATAACTTGCCAAGGGTATAATTTAGCAACTGAAACATGATCTTCAGTATAATAATAATTTGGATTTCCAATAGCTGTTTCAACATTAATTTTTCTAGGTTGATTTCTATTATCTGTCCAAAATAATAAGTTTTCTAGTAAGTTTATACCTGTTACAATGTGAGTAGTAGAAAAGTTTAACCAAGGACCACTGACAATTATACTACCATTACCTGTATTAGCATCAAAAACTCCTATAGCGCAAGTAGCATCACCTAGATTTGTTGAAATATTGTTTATTAAGTAAGCTTTATTAGAAAGCTTATCAGGTGAATTATCAGTATAATCTGTTAATAAAACAAATATTCTATTGTTTATTTGATCTATTATTTTACCTATTATTTCTACTTTACAATTGCTACCTAAACCAAAATCTGTTACTTGAATAGTGCCTAGTGTATTTTCTAGTGCTCCGACATCAGAACCTTCTGATCTACTTATAGAGACATTTTCAGCATCACGGTAGTCACCATTAGGAACTAGACGAGAATCTAGATCCTTATTCATTTTTGAATTTATAAAAGTATTTGTAGATTCTGCCATTTTTTAATGTTTAATCCATTTAGATTTACCACGCATCACTTGTGTAAATGCTTCTAATTTAATATTACTTAATCTTATTTTAGCATTTCTAAGTTTAGCTGATCTATCTCTTTTGTATCTTTGAACAATGTATTCTGGTATATTAGCTTTAGAGCTAGTTATTGCATAGATTATATGTGCATACATGGCTTCCTCAGCCATTTTAGGAACTTTAGTGTCTTCTTCATATGCTAGTCCATCAGATATATAATCTATTATTATAACTTTATCTCTTAAATCACTACTAAAAGAAAAACTACCTTTTCTATTATCTATAGTAAACCAACCGTTTTTCTGACTTATTTCTGGGTTTAAACCATACCTTCTTCCGTAAGCTAATTTCCACCAGTCAAAATCGTAAACAGAAAGTGAGTCTACATCAAGTTGACCTGTTAAATCATTTTGATTTAAACTTTGCCATCTATCTGTTGTTATAGATTGTAGCGACTCTATATTCTCACCTGTTGAGCTTTGAGCAGGTATACCATCGCTTCCTTGGGTTATTGGAGTTGGATTACTAGTTAGTGTAGTAGGATATATAATGTGTTTAACACCTGAAGCGTCTATCCATGAAAGTTGAACATAGTTAACGTAATCTTGAGGTATAGGTAAAGTTAAACTAGGAGGTATAGTTAATTCTTGAGACTTTACAGATTTTAAAGTGTCATAACTAAATTCTTGTAAACCTCTTTTAGCGTGAAATATAACATCAGATCTTCTAGCATTAGATATTACTTTGTCGCTACCTACATATATCATCATGAAATTTGTTATTATTTCATTTAAACTTATGTACTCATAACCTCCATAATTGTTCCATCTAGCTTGATCTATAGCTCTTATTCTTATTTCTGTTGTTAAAGGAATTACTGTAGTCAGAGTTACTACGTTTCTACTAACTAAAGAATAATTAGCAAGAGGATATAGAGAGAACTCAGAAACACCAGCTGCTCTAGTCTCTACTACATAATTTGCTATTTTATCAGAGCTAGCATCATTCAACACTATGTCAGCTGTCCAAGTTAAATCTTGTGTAGCAGTGTTGGTTCCTGAATATAATTGACTTCCTTCGTAGTATTGATAATTAGTTTCTGTTATTAGTCCCATTTATTAAGTTTTTTCTATCTGATCATCTTGTTGTATTAGACTAGATGCTGTTTGTATAATCTGTGGATCTCTTATTATTATACCAGCATATTGTAGTATTCTTAATATAACTTCTGTTTGTTCTAGCTCAGATAATTCAAAATTAACAGATCCACTTGTAGGTACTGTGCCCGCTGGAGGTGGAACTGTTCCTTCATATATGTATTGCCCTAAGGTACCTATTTGATAAGCCCAGACTACATCAGCTGGTTTTCTTAAATAGTTTATAGTTACCTCTGTTATATTAGGTGATATTTGTAATGTGTGATTTCTTATAGTGAATACTGGAAAATTAGCACTAGGTCTTGTTAGCGGAGATTTGTTTATTAAGTTAAATTCTCCTTGTGTTATTTCTTCAATTACGGTAGGATACTCTGGACCAAAAGGATTATTTCCAGCAGCGCTTGTTCCTACATATGTTACCGTTCCTAACTTGTAGAATCTAGTTAATTGTGTTAGATCAAAGTTAGTAGTTGTTGATTGTCTTTCAAATACAGCTATTTTTTCTTCAACTGTTTTAATTTTATTAGCATATTCAGTACTATTATTAGCTTGTCTTAAAAATAAATTTAAGTCTTCAAAATATTTATCTAATATTTCTAACTGAACTTGATTAGCTAAGCTATTAAATTCAGCTGGAGTCATGTAACCTCTCTGTTCTTTATTTAAAATAAATAACACAGTTTGGTAAACAGTGTTTACGTTTATTGCCATATTTGTTTATTTAAAAAAAAGGTGGCGTTTAAACCACCTTTAATTATAATCACTTGTTATTTTAGTTTTTTCTGTATAGAGTTATATACTTCTAAACCTTCATCAGTTTTAAACCAAGCAGCCATAGCAGAGTATGGATTTTCATCAAATGGAACATTCAATAATTTTCTTCCATTTGTAGCCCATTTAAAAGATCTATTATCATCAGATAATATTACTATTCTATCTTCTGTCGCTCTTATAGCTACATTTCTTAATTCAACATTTTCATCTTGAGCTAATTCTAAGAATAATATTGGATCTCTTTTAGCGAACAAAAGTAAATCTCTTCTAAGTTCTTTAGATGACAACTTAGAAACACTAGACCCTACTTCAACTCTTAGGATAGCTTCTGATTTATCTACTTCCATTTCGTAAGCCATATTCATTGCTGCTATTTCAGCTTCTAAATAATCAAACTGATCTTCAGCTACAGCTACTCTATCAAACTCTGTAAATATTAAATCTTTATGAGGATGATGAGATAAAAACTCTTGTAAATTTCTTTTTTCTTTAGGAACCATCATGTGTCCATCTTTAAACACAATATGCTTCATTGTTACTGAACCTTGCTGCTCATCTACAAATATTGACTTTTGATTTGTAGCATATCTTAATTCTCTTTCATAACCTTTATTTTTATCAAAATAAACTAAAGGATACCTACGAGAGTGCCTGCTAGGTAGTGTATATGTTAATGGTTCTTTACCATTTAATAAATAGTAATTTCTATCTTTATACTCCCAAGTGTCTATAACTTTTGGAGTTTCAACGACTTTATCAATCGTTTCTACAGTTTTTGCTGTAGGTTTTTTCTTTGTTTTTTCCATAATATAATATAATATAATAATTAAAAAAGACCCCGCCTAAGCGGGATCATTGTTGTTTAAGGTGTGTCAAAGCTAAAAGACACTGTCAAATCAGAATCTCCGTTTATTTTTAAATAATCAGAAACCTTATTAGGTGTTTTTGATAATTCATCAATAAGCTTATAAACTGTTTGAAAACCTTCTGAAGCAGAAGACAAAGTTCCAAAGCCTCCAATTTGATAGACTGGACTAAACCCTGTAGAAGTGTCATTAGGTGCTGTAGCTATTTTAACAGAAGTAGTAGTTCCAGAAACTCTAACTATTTGACCTACCGGAATTAAAAAGTCTATATCTTTAGTAGCTGTACCTATTGTTTGCGATTCTTTTATTTTTATATAGTTCATGATATTTTTTTTAAAAATTAAGTACCTGCATAAGCCACAGAAGAAACGTATTTTGTTCCAACTAATCTTAATGTAGGAGTTGAATTTGGGTTTTCACAAACTTCTTGAGCTGCCAAAGCAATATTATTAACCATATCAAGTCTTTCAGAGTCACTCATCGCTGAACTCATTGTAATAGTGAATGCAGGTAAACTGTCTGTGTCGTATGAGTTAACATTATTCGAATAGACGAAAACTCTTATTGTTGTATTAGTAGGTGAAGTACTTTCACCAACACCCCATCCAATATTCATTAAATCAAAAGAAGATGAATCAGTTGTACTCTTTGGTAGTTTTATAAATTGTGCCATATTTTCTTATTTTAAAATGTTAATAAAGTGGAGAGCGTTAACTCTCCACATTTATATAATAATTAAGCTCCTTTAAATAACACGAAGTTATTAGCAGCTTGTACGACTAAACATCTTTCAGATAAGAAATTAACTCTCATAGTGTCAAGATCAGAAGTAAAGGCTCCACCTACAGATCCAGTGATCCAAGATTTCATTCTTCTATCTTCAGTTTCAGAAGCTCTATATCTTACATGTAAGAAAGGACGTCTGATGTTTGATCCTAACATTTGATCGTATACTGTAGTAGTTCCAGCAGGAACCATTACACCATCAATCTCTTTGTCTAAACCTCTAGTTGTAGCATCATTTAGATATTTCCAATCAGTCTTGTAGAAGTCATAAGAACCTCTTCTAAAACCAGAAAATCCAAAGTTTAATGCCATATCACCATCGTTCTCAAATAGACCATAAGAAGCAGCTTGAGCAGAAGCAAATCCACCGTTAACAGCAGCTATCATATCATCAAAATCAAGAGCAGTAGCTCTAGATAAGAAAAGCATGTTTTCTTCTATAGCACCTTGCTTGTCTAGGTTTTTAAGGATTTCATCGAAATCACCTAAAGCACCAGAACCAGGAGCAGCAGCACCAGCAAAACCAGAGTATATATTACCTCTTGTTTCAATAGCAGAAAATAAACCTTCAGTACCTTTTACTACTTGTCCAGGAGCAGCTAATGTAGTTGCAGGTGTAAATTTAGCACCAAAAGTTTCACCAGCTGTAGCCATTTTCTTTCCTTCAACCATTGACATTTCAAGATAGTCTTCGAAACGTAATCTTGTTTCAGACTCAGCTTTTAAATACCATAAGTATCCAGATTGACCATCTTCAGTAGCAACTTCAACCCATCCAATTTGAGCAGCATCAGAACCAGCTAGTTCATAGTTGTCTTTCAATATAATTGGAGAATTTTTAAACGTACTTAAAGTTGGCTCAATAGCTCCACTCATACCGTTAGTTCCTTTTGGAAATTCAGAACCATATACGAATAAACTATTAGTAGCACTTATTAAAGTAGTACCTACTAAAGTAGCACCTTCATAACTAACACAAGCTAAAGTGTTAAAAGTAGCACCAGTAACGTCTTTAACTAAAAGTTTAGCAGTAACTAAACCTGAAGAGTCAGAAACTAATATAGTGTTACCTACTCTTACAGCACCAGTGTCTTGACCAGCAGGTAAAGCAATAGTTACTGTATAAAGTGGATCAGCACCACTTACTGCAACAGTTACAGAGTCATAAGCAACGTGTAATCTATTTTGCTCAGACCAAATAACTTGATCAGAAGTCATTGGCATTTCTGCTCCAACCATTCTCAAGAAACCACCTAAAGTTCTGTTTCCGTATCTTTCTACTTCAGCTTCGTAAAGCTCAGGTAGATATTGTTGTCCCCATTGTTCAAACCCAGCTTTCTGAAAGTCAATATAATTGTCTTGTACAGTTACTTTGTTTGGCATTGGAGTAATTTGTGCGGGAAACGCACCTATTCCAGGCGCTGTCCCATTATCTACAAATCCCATTTGTTTTTATTTTTTAGTTGTTGTTTTTATTTTTTCTTTTAATTTTCAACCTAGAACTATCTGCACCACTAATTGCTCTCACCTTTAAACCATTAATAAACATATCACCATTAGCTTGTGGCCTAGGTTCATTTGTTATATTATTAGACTTAGCCATAATATCTTTAGTAGCATCGGCTTTACCTTGCTCATAAAAATGTTTAGCTACAGCATCAGCATTATCAGCAGCATAAATAGCTTTGTGGTAGTTAACAGCATCAACAACTTCTCCTTCTTTGTTTAAGAACTTCTTAACAAATGTGTTTAAGTTAGACTGTTTTGCTGCGACATCGACAGAGTTGTTTACATTATATTTAAAAGTTTTATCTCCAATTTTAAAATCAAAACCTTTGAAATCATTGAAAATATCTTTTGTTTTTTGTTGAAACGTTTCATGTCGCTGTTTAGCTATTTCTTGTTCCTTGTTGTATGTATTGAGAAAGTCTAAAGCTTTCTTGCCTTCATCACTAGTATTAGATTTAATTTTAATTTCATCATAATACTTTTGTTTTGTCTGGTCAAAGAAAGTTCTAGCTTTCGCAAGTTCTTCTTTAGCAGCAAGCTGCTTTTTTTTAATTTGTTTTTCTTCCTCTTCATCCTCGTCATAAGAGAATTTGTCTTCTATTAGAAATTCTATTTCTCCTTTATCTAAATGAGGTTTAGTAGTTTTGTAATATTCTAGTAGTAGTGCGTCTGGATCTACTTTAGAATAGTCAGTGTTTAATCTTACGTAATCTTCAATATCACCACCAGTATCTTTCATAAAGTCTACCAGCTTATTTATATTATCTGGTAATACTGGAGCTTCTATTTTTGGCTCTACAGGCTTTTCTTGTTGCTCTGTTACCTCAACTATAGGATTTACTTTTTCTTCTTTACTCTCAACGGCAACGATTTCTTCTTTGTGTGCTTCTCCCACTTTTTCGCCATCTCCGGATTCGTCGCGTACATCCACTTTCTCTGTGCTTGGCTCTTGAACGGCATCTTCTTGTTTTTTAGTTAAATCAACTTTAAAAACCTTATCTGTAGGTTTTTTATAAGAAGGCTTTTTTATTTTTAAACCTTCTACTTTTTCTTCTTTTATTTCTGACATAATATAATATAATAGTTAATAAAATTATTGTGATAATAAGTCACTGTATTTTGCATCAAAATTTATTGGAGGCCCATCCATTTGTCTTTGTTGTATCATTTCACTTTGTTGTGAACCTTCTAATTTTGTTCTTTGATCTTTTCTATCTTCAATCATGTTTTCTTTTTGACCTTGAGCATCTATTTCCATCTGCTTCAATTTCATGTCATAAGTGTACCTAAGATCTAATAGTTGCTGATCTATTTGAGCTTTTTGTTGCATTTGCAATATTTCGAAATCACTTTCTGCTTTTGCTAATTGCATTTTTTGCTCTGTTATAACTTGTTGTTTTTGTGTTTCAGCTAAAGCTGTTTGTTCAGCTAACTGGCCGTTTGCTTGAGCTTGAGCTTGAATATTTTGTTGTTGAATCTGTTGGTCTCGTTTTTGCTTTCTTTTTCTTCTTTCTTTTAGCATTTGATTAGCCAACTTTATGTTGTTTATTTCTCTAAGATCAATCGCATCTTCTAAATCAATAGCGTTTCCTTTTAAAGCTATTTGTATATTCTGTTCTAAGTATTGTCTTTCTTCTTCGTCTGGTTCTAAATTTAGGAATATACCAAAGTCATGTAGGTTTAAATTACTTATTTCTTCTAAAGTAGAAACATTGTATCTTGATATACTATTTTCTAAAGCAGACTTAGTAAATGGATATTCTAAAGAATCTGATATTCTTAGACATATATTCTCACAAGTTCTCGATGTTAAATACAACATTGCTTGCAATAAGTGTCTAGTTGCTGTGTTAGAGTTAGCGGCAGCTAATTTCTGTAACCCAACTAAAGCGTTTTTATCTGGAGTACTTCCATCTCTAGCTTCATTAAGACCCGTAACGTCTCTAATCATTTTTAGATAATATTCATAAGTCTGTATAAGAGATTGTATTTTAGCACCACCTGAGCTAGATTGCAATTCTTGTATAGGAACTTTACCTCTATTAGGATCACCATCTTGAGTTAAAGATCTACCTACAATACTACCAGTTTGAAAATACATATTTAATGCTTCTGCTGGATTATAATTAGTTCCATTACCTAAATCAACCTCTGCCAAACCATCCATATCTAAATATACACCATCTGGCACTATTCTAGACATTACTTGTTGTAGTTTTAAATGTGTTAACTGTATCATATCAGCAAAGCCAGTTACTCTACTTACTAAGCTTTCTATTCTACCTTTATACATTCTAGGAGCACATATACTGTAATTCATTTTAACTCTAGTTGTATCTGCAAAAGGTCTTGTCATGTTTTTAGATAATTCCCAGTTCAACATCATAGGATGTCCTAGTATTTTAGCACCGCTATAAAGCGTTTCTATAGTTCTAGAAACTCTTTCAAAGTTATCGTTTTCTGGTGGATTAAATGTATCAGGCTTTTCTAAAGCTTTTTCTAAACCTGTTGGTGTTTCTTTTATTTTAAAAACTTGATCGCTATAAGTCTTGTATTCAAAGTAAAGTACTTGAACAGTTAAGTTATCATTTTTACCATTAAAACCTCTTAAGTATTCAGAGTTTCCATCATACTTCTGTATTGTTTCTAATTCTGAATCTGTTAAGTAAGGAAATTGCATTTTTAAATCAGCCAAAGATATTGACTTAACCTCACCTACGTAGTATAAATCTTCAAAGTTTGGATCTTCTGTATATGAGTAAACCAAAGTTGAAGGATCTACATAGTCTACAGTAATTCCTTCTGCTTGATTCCAGTTTGTTTTAGTACATGCAATACCTAAAATTGTTAAATCTTCAGCTATTCTTCTTCTAGTTAAATCGTATTTGTTTCTTTGTAAAACATCATTTATAACTTCTTCTTCTGCTATTTCTACAGACTGTTTATAATCTAATTGTAAATGCAGTTTAATTTCTTCTTCTGTTTCTAATCCTAATTCTTTATATTGTGGTGATTGAACTTTTTGACCAGTTACTTGTTCTATTTTCTGTGCTAACTCTCTTTCTCTAACATCTCTCATTAATTCTTTAGCGTAGTCAGTTCTTTTTTTAGTAGAGAAAGGATCAACAGCAAATGCTTTTATTTCATAATTTCTTTGAGACATTCCATTAACAACAATATCTACAAACTTAGGTATTACAGGTACAGGCTTCCAATCAAGGTTTAAATAACTTAAATCTCCATTTATAGCAAGTTCATCTTTGTATTTCTTTGTTGGTTGCTCTGCTCTTGCGTATAATCTTAAACTGTGATAGTTATTGTAGTTTACTGCGTAACCAGGATTATTAGTACCATATCTATAGTTTTTAAACCATTCTCCCTCAATAGCTCTAGCAACAGCAAGCCCGTATTCTAAAGTAGCTTTCTCTGCATCAGGTACTACCTGATCTGGAAAAGAACTATTATTAGTTGTGTAAATCATATATTATTGTATTAATTTAGAAATTGCTCCTTCGTTATTATATCTTTTAATTCCTAGGTTTATTTTTTTAGAAACCTTATCTTGAACAGGTCTATACTTATTTTTATTACAAGCCATTATAGCTAGTCCAGAACTTATAGTAGCATCGAACTTTGTTCTATTGTTTATGTTAAACCTAGACCAATCTATTAATGTTTTTTGAAAATACATATTACCCATTGAGTTTTGTAATTGACCAACATTGTCATTTATGTAAGACTCTATAGCCGCAGCATGAGCTTGTTTAATATCTTCACTTGAATTAGGTATTCCACCTATCTCTCTTTCTGTAGTAGACAACTTGTTCCATATTTTATCAGGTCTATTCATGCTAAAACCTCTATAACCTCTTCTTTTAAAATAATAAAGTAATCTTGGTTTATTATTTTCTACTAGAATTGGCATGCCATAAAATATACAAGCCATTAAAACATCTTCAAAAAATATTTCAGCTGTTTGTGGCCTTGATATGTATTCTAAAAAGAAATGATTAGGTGGTGCGTCTTCCATGCTAAACTTTGTTAATCCATGAAGTGCTCCTTTAGAGCCGCGACCGTCAACAGTACCAGAAATATCATAACTATCACATCCGAAAGCTCCCATATGCTCATTACCTGGGTATTTAATTCCATTTTTTATTATTACATTGTTTTGTATAGAAACTTCAGGAACCCAACTAACTCTAAATCTACCATTAGGATTAGGCATAAAACTCACGCTAGTATCTTTAATCCCATTTTTCCATTGAAAATTACCTAAAGATATAGTAGCATTGTTATTAGCTTCTTCATTAAAATCTATTTGTTCATATATTTTAACTAAATTAAACAAGCTATCTTTTGTTTCATCTCTAAAAGCATGCTGCTCTGTTCTTGGAAATTGTCTGTAATACTCGTTTAAACTATCTTGATCTGATTTTAGTCCTTCAACTTCGTTTTCCCAGTGTTCAATAACTCCTGTTGTAATTTCAAAACCATCAACTCCTTTGACTGTATTTTCACCTCTAACGAAGACAGGTAGTCCATAAATATCGATGAATCCTTCGTAGTTCCACTCCATAGGAATGAACAAGCTATAGAGCCCAGAAGATGTTTGTCCGTTTTTATTTCTTTTTGTAACGCTTGAACTTTCGTATAATTTTTTAAAATTGTCTCCACCTTTATCTAAAGCATTTGAAGTTGAGCCCATCATGCACTTACCTACGATTCTTGATCCTAGTCTTAATGTGGTTTTTGTAACTCTCCAGTTATTTAATATGTTATCAGGCCTTTCCCATTTACCACTTTCATCATGAGCTAATAATTTTAATTTTTCACCATCATAAGAGTTATCACCTGTATTTTTCCAATCAATAGTTGTGTCAAGTCCGTCTAATTCCCTAAGTTGTTCATTCGACTCAAGCTTTCTTCTAGTAAGCTTTGATGCCGGAACACGATATGCCAGTTCAGTCTTTGGCCTGTCCATACCATCTTGAATGGGTTTAAAAAAGAACGGGTAGTTGACTGATATGGGTACAACTTTATCTGTAAACATTTTTTTGGCATCTGAACCAGACTTGGAAAGTATACCGAATCTAGCATCGGAAGATATTGTAGCTTGGTTAACAAGTTCCGCGCTTGACATAAAAGAGAATCCAGATCGTCTGTTTTTGAGGTAGCACATTCCGTAACATCTTGTATCGGCTTTACATGCTTCCCAAAATATAAAGAAGAGTCTATTTGATTCCCTGTAATCAGGTGCTCCAACGTCGATTTTTGACCATTGCAAGTACATGTAATGTGTGCCAGTAATATAAGTAGGAACATTGTTATTATAAAACCAGTAACCCTGTTCTCTTCTTTCGAACTCTTTGTCGATATAATCATACCATTTTTCTTTAAATTCAGCTGGGTATTCTTCCCAGTCAAACCTACTTTTAATTTTTTTTAATTCTTTCGGGTATTCTTGTTTTTCCCAGTATTGCTCCGCTTTTTTTTCACTTCGTTTAAACGGTTCACTTGTTGCTGGTAAAGCAATCCTGAGATCTTGTATTTCAATGATTTGTCCAATTTTTCCAGTTTTACTTATTACTATAAAATCATAATCAGAATTATAACCATAATCCCATTTTTTAAATCTATTGTTTTTAGCTAATATCTTAGGGTTTACAACATCTTTAATCTCTTTCCAAAGTGTTTGTTCGTAAATCACTTGCTTCTCCCTTCTGCAAAGCCTTTAAAAGTTTTTTCTATTTTAACTTCTTTAGGCTTCTCATTTAACATATCTTCCTCTTGTTGAATACGATTAAGTATTTCAAAAGCATCAAATATAGCTAGCTTTTTAGTAGCGGCAGCATTTTTTAATCTGTCAGCGCTTACATCATCGTCTGAGTCAACAATCTTTTCTTTTGCTACCTTAATAAGTTCCTCAACTGCTTTTTGCCCAGCTTGGATTATTTTCTTTTTCGTTTCCTTGGTATTCATGCGTTAAAGCTATATCATTTAATTTCATACAATAAAGTCGTTCACCCTCTATAATAAACTCAAATTCCGAGTTAGGCGTGAACGTAATAAGTGTTCCAGGATTTATTCCTAGAGCTTCTAAGGACTTATTAGAATATTTAACTATTCCAATATTAGGTTGTTCTTTTCTG